TCTTTTTCTAATTTCTTAATACCTTCATTAGCTTTTTTGAGTAAATATTCATTAACTTCTTTTTTTGTCTTGCTTTTCTTTTTCATAGTTTTAACTGTTTTTTCTACTTTTTCCCATTCTTTTCTTTTATTATCTAATTTTTGTTTATAAGCTGACTTAAATTTATGAAAATTACCCTTATAATATTTTAATTCGTTTTCTTCAATATTAATAATACTTGTACAAACTTCATTCAAAAAACCTTGATCATGAGATACTACTAAAAGTGTATTAGGCCATGATTCTAAATACCAAGTTAGCCATATACTGGCATTTAAATCCAAATGATTTGTAGGTTCATCTAAAAGTAATAAAGTAGGTTTAATATAAAGAGCTTTAGCGATAGATATTCTCATTCTCCATCCTCCACTAAAATCCTTAGTAGGTTTATTTTGCTCTTCTTCTGAAAATCCTAAACCTTTTAAAATTTTTCTGACTATTGATTCATCCTTATCAATTTCTAAAGCATTTAATTCCTCTTCAATATTCTGAAGATCTTTTAGTAGTTTATCATTATCTGGGTCTCCATTTTCTAGTTCTATTAAAATATTATCTCTTTTAGATAAAGTTGAAGATCTCAAAATATTTGATTCTAATACTGTTTCAAAAGCTGTTTTGTCAGAAGGTTGGACCTCCTGTTCTACATATAATATATCTAAATCTGGATGAATTGGTAATTGTTTAGTTGCAATATGTTTTAACAACGTAGTTTTACCACATCCATTTTTACCAATAAAGCCATACTTCCCTTGATGGGCTATTTTTAATTGAGAATTTTCGAACAATCTTTTTGGTCCTATAGCAATCGAAAAAGATTCAATACTTATATTTTTTAGATCATTTACATTCTGATTACCAAATGAACAATTAAAATTTTCTAATCTATTTGTTTCACTCATTTATAACTGTTGTATTTTTAAATATTGATCCAGAATATTACACTTTTTGGAATGAGTAAAATAAATGACATTGAGGGTTTCACTACGCCCAGTGATACAATAGATATTGAGTGTATATAATAATGGCATTACAACTACTCAAGCGTAATTATACTATGCAAGGTTATGAGGTTCCAAAAATATTAAAATTACCGCAGGGGGAAACAAGATGGGCTCCTCGTCGTCTTCCAGTTGATGTCGGTGACATTATGATGAATATTCGCATGAATGATGATAAGAGTAAATTTGTAGGGGAGCACATTAGTAAATATGCACAGGGTATCAATCCATATGGAGAATATGGATATCCATACAAGGTAAATAAGAATAATATCCGTGCTCCGATCGTTGATCCCAAATTTTATGAACCGCTTAGCAGAATGCCCGTCAAATTTGATTCGGTTACTGTGGGACCGATTGTAAAGGACCTATACGGAAAGCAGGTAGAAATAGACAAATTAGCACCCAAGGCGGTCATTGACACGATTGCGGAAACATCTGCGGGTACTAATCCATCAGATCGCCGCCAAAATTGCACAAATGATTACCGTGAAGGCAATATTGAATTGCATTTGAAACAACCACGTACCAGTATTCCATACCATCCAAGTATGCCTGTTCATATGAACACAGGTGTTCCAGAAATTGAGTTGAGTGGTAAAATTATTGCTCGTCCCAATATGGGTATTCATTTCCCATATCATATTTCGGATCAATCGCGCGATGTCGGAAATATGAGAACACCTATGCATGTTGCGGTGACTCCTGGTTACAAAGATCCCTATACTTCTGTTACAATGGCTCCCGATGAAATGGAATTAGAATCGAAAATACAAACGGCAGCACAGCCAAATGTAGTAGCACCTACCCCCACTATTTCTAATTTGACGCGAGATGGCTATAATTTGACCCCTAAATTACAAACAAGTGCTTGGTACAATCCGTCCTACAGTATAATGCCCGGAGCCGGTGATTATCATATCATTGATCAGACACAGAGCTGCATCGGTGATAAACTTCAAACTAGCGCAAATACAAATATGAGCACTCATGTACAGAAAAATATTGAGACTGGAGACATAAAATTGCGTGAAGGTTTGCATTTGGGTGGATTTGATTCACGTGCATCAATTCCTGTGATCGGTGAACGTCCAGAGTTTACAAGAACCGCAGAAAATGCAAAAATAGAAGGATACACTCCGACTAAAGAACCATACTTGAGTGGCTAATCACTGGGCGCAGTGAATCACGCTAGCAATTGTTCACGTGGCTCGCCTTCGGCTCAATCACGCGAACATTGCTAATGTCATTTATTGTACTCATTACAATGAATTTGTTGCATGATTTGTAAAATTGATTATATACAGAATAATCAATTTTTGAATTTATTTTTTTGTGAACACAATAAATGACATTAGCAGATGTAGATGCAAACGGAGTGCAGTAATCTACACACTGCTACCTCGAGTCACTACGCTCAGTGATAAGTCACTACGCTCAGTGATAATATATGTTTTGGATGTAAAATGGTAAATCCGTGTTTTCCTTCCACAATATCGAAAACAACATCCGCTTCTCTGTTATTATTATATATGGCAGAATAAGTTTCCGCCATGAGAGATGGAGGAGCCATCGGATCATCGGTTGCTGCGGTTATTGTAATGGGGAAAGGTACATTAATGATTTTAATCCATGCATCTTCGAGATTTGTTGCCACCAACAATTTATCTGCTTGTAATGTAGTAGTCGCACTTGCACCTTCTAGGATTTGTGCCGCTAATTTATATTCGGGGGTTCCTGATTCGTCGTGTGTTATTTTTTGAGAATGGGAACCGTCACAGTTTACATTATTAGGTAAATAAAACCATCCACATAGCATTTTTTGAGCCCATTCGACGCCATTTGTAAGTTTGGGATTTCCTGGATGTGAATAAATCCATCCATTGCGTCCACCCAAATATTTAATTTCAGGCTCGAGATGCGGCATCGGTGTAACACTTGTTTGTAAAAGTACTAATTTTGCAATGTGTTTTGGATGTTTGAGAGCATATCCCTGTGCTATAATACCACCAAATCCATACCCAGCCAGCACAAATTTTGATTGTGGATTTACTCCCGCACTTGACACAATCGTTTCGAGGTCGTTTACAAGTAAATCCAATGACCATGCGTGGTTTTGGGGATCTGGGTCGTTGAATTTGTGATCTACAGGTACCCAGGCACTTCCGTGACCACGAATATCATATGTAATAATGGTGGGACGCTCCGATATTTTTAATTTTTGGGCATCAGCAAGAACAAATTCCCAGATTCGAGAATCGGTAGGACTATTATGTAATAAAATAACTGGAGGCATTGATTTTGATCCATGTAATATGCGCATGGTTGTCGGTACCGACGGATTAGATCCCATGTTAACAGTTTTTACGACAATCTCATTAGGATCGACACTTTTATTCGGAGATTCTAAATATTCAGACTTTTTAGAAAATATGATGATCAACAAAATTAAAATTACAACCAAAATAATAACCGATATTACCAATTTCATTATTGTTTGTAAATAAAATCGGATTATCACTGGATCGTGCTAAAGTACAGCGTAGCCAACCATCGTTTGTATGATAGTCATCATCTTATTGACTATCATCACTAATAATGTTTTTTATATTGTTCAAAATATATTTTACTTCTGAAGGAAATACATCTGCAAAATTTCCTACTTGATCTTTTTTGTCAACATCGACAGTATCTGTTTCCTCGATTGTACGATTCTTATTTGTGACATTTTTCCCGTGAGTAATCCCAATAAAATTAAACATAAATGGTATATTTGCCCATTTCCGGAAATCTGTAATAAATTCAGCACCTTCGCACAATCCGTCATCTTGATTGCTTTTAAACTTATGATCTTTCCAATAACTCTTTTTATAAGCTAAAGACGCCTCTGGAACCGCATCCCATGTAGAATCTTCCGAATAAATAACTCCACTTTTATCGGTCGCCAAATCATAGGTTCCAAAGGGCATCGATATCACTCCTTTTACTTTATAATGTAGCATAACGCGGATTTTCGCCAATATACTATCAGGGAAATAGTAATCGTCGTCGTCCATATGTACAATATAATCATATGACGTCAGGCCGACCGCATAATTGCGCTTATCATCGATTTTCATATGTTTGTCAACCTTATGATATTTTATATATTTGTCGTCGACTGGAATATAATTCTCTAATTGGTACGGATAATCATCGGGCGTATCATCAACAATCACCCACTCTAATTTATCACGAGGATATGCGATATTAAGCCAGTTGTGAAGCATCAATCCCACAAATTCACCCCTTTTGTACGTAATAGTAACTACAGATACTTTAGGGAGGGCCGCTCTCAGATCTGCTTCGGGTATTTTGGGCATTAATAGACTCATCGAGTTATTGCTGTCAGATACTACCGAAACTTGTTTGGCCTTTTTTGCGACTTTTCCTTTGCCCATTATAAGTTACTATATTTTAAACTCACTGGGCGCAGTGACTCGATAGGGAGCGTACGCTCCCTATCTTCATGAGTAAAACAGCGTACGCTGTTTTACGAAATCACGCTAGCGAATGTTTACGTTTGCTACGCCTACGGCTCCGCTGCACGTAAACATCGCTAAAGTTATTTATTGTGTCCATCACGACTCGAGATAGGATACGTAGCGCTCTGAATAAAATGGCTATGTCGTTTCATTCCCTCATGAGTCCATATTACTATCCAAAGTTTAACAAATTGATTATATTGGCAATAATCAATTTTATAAAGTGCATTTACTGTCCAGCGATTCCACATCCGTGAAGCAATTCTTTGCGATATCTGGCGTTGCAAATAGCCGGGTTGGCGAGAACATAGGGATTGCTAGCATCACAGCCGTACATTTGGCCAGTTACTGCTTTCTGATAGACAGTTTCGGCACAATCGGGGCAGTTGCAAGGAGTATCTCTTACTTTCTGCACATTGAATTTTTCATTGCGAAACATCATGTACACAATCACACCAACAACAAGAGCACCAAGTACATACATCATCGTTTTATCTTTTGCGTGCATTATTATACAACAATAAAATCCACTTGTAAAGATAAACACATAAATAATGACAACTACAACCAAACAAGAAATATGTGAAAAATTAAAATCGCAAGTTGTACAATTAATTAGAGATTTGATGAGTATATTGCCAAATGAAGAAAATAAATTAATGATGGTATTCTTGTTTTTTCAAACATGTGATTCACAAAATATAATGGACGAATTTAAAAAATGGGTTCATCCATGGAAAGTGCAAATTAGTGACCGTGACATGAAATTCTTCTTTGAAAATGACCATGTATTCGGACCCCTTCCTTCTAAACAATTAGAATACATGAGACAGAAATTGCGTGATGGTACCATTGATGACGAAAATATAGATATTTTATGGGATTATTTTGATGTATTTGTCAAACTTATGGATCGGTATGATTCTTAAATTCATCATTTTATATAGTAACTGTTATATTTACTATATAAATGTTCGCGAATGGTAGGGATCGAACCTACGACCAACAGATTAACAGTCTGCTGCTCTGCCGCTGAGCTACACTCGCATGTTTACAAGACACAGTGCGTTATTATGGTGACGTCTCACCATAATATACAATGTACAATGTACATCGAAAAAAAATAGTAGAATTGCTGTTTGTGTCTTTGGTTGCGTAATTTATGTGACGCCTCACTATACTCCCAGAGGGACTCGAACCCCCGACATTCACGTATATCATTACATCCTATTACAAGAATTCTCACAATAGAACAATATAAGCATGACGTTCTAACCAACTGAACTATAGGAGCGTTTATCAGTAGCAGGATTCGAACCTACGCGGAATTACTTCCAATCGAGCTTGAATCGATCGCCTTAAACCACTCGGCCATACTGACAGGTTGTTATACAAGACACAGCGCGTTATTATGTGACGCCTCACCACAATACACTATGTGTATCGTAAACAAAAAGTAGAATTGCTGTATGTGTCTTTGGTTGCGTAATTTATGTGACGCCTCACTATACTCCCAGAGGGACTCGAACCCCCGACATTCACGTATATCATTACATCCTACCACGAGAATTCTCGCAATAGAACAATATAAGCATGACGTTCTAACCAACTGAACTATAGGAGCGTTTATCAGTAGCAGGATTCGAACCTACGCGGAATTACTTCCAATCGAGCTTGAATCGATCGCCTTAAACCACTCGGCCATACTGACAGGTTATCAAGACACATTTGGTGTTGATTTAAAACAGTAGAATTGCTGTTAGTGTCTTTGGTTGGTTATTGTGTTTAAAGTATCACCTCTTTTTACTCCTACCGGGTTTCGATCCCGGGCTAATTGCTTAGAAGGCAACTGTGCTTCCGCTACACTATAGGAGCGTTTATCAGTAGCAGGATTCGAACCTACGCGGAATTACTTCCAATCGAGCTTAAATCGATCGCCTTAAACCACTCGGCCATACTGACAGGTTTACAAGACACATTTGGTGTTGAAGAAAAAACAGTAGAATTGCTGTTAGTGTCTTTGGTTGCGTGATTTCTGTGACGCCTCACTATACTCCCAGAGGGACTCGAACCCCCGACATTCACGTATATCATTACATCCTACCACAAGAATTCTTGTAATAGAACAATATAAGCATGACGTTCTAACCAACTGAACTATAGGAGCGTTTATCAGTAGCAGGGTTCGAACCTACGCGGAAAAACTTCCAATCGAACTTGAGTCGATCGCCTTAACCACTCGGCCATACTGACAGGTTATCAAGACACATTTTTTCGATTTAATATTCTGAGTAATTGCTGTTAGTGTCTTTGGTTGGTTATTTTTTATTTTACTTGGATCAGTAATATATGATTAATGTGAGTCTTTAAGACTCGTAAGTTATAGATCGTCGTCGGATTCCTCTAGAAGTTCGTCGCCATCGTCACCATCGGATTTGACATCATCTTCACTATCGTTGCCGTCGTTGTCATCGTCATCAGATCCACTATCATGTTCGACAGCTTCACCCTTTCCAAGCGTATTCTTGGGTGCAGTACGAGTATATCCACTAGATTTGACAATAGGCTCAACCGTACCATCCCAAATATCACTCCGAAGCTTGATAGTACCAGGATTTACAAACACATCATAAAAGTTCAGAGTAGGTTGGATGTAGAACGAATCTTTCATAGTAACAGGGTCGACTTCGACATCACCAGGACCAAAGAAGTGAGTCTCAACCTTAAGTTTGTTAGTTTTGCGATCCTTGAAACTACGAAGCTTTGTGTATAGAGTTGGAGCGCGAGTAGTATCCTCTTCGCCCACATTAGGACCGTCCTTGTGCTTTGCATAATAGAACATATGCTCAGCACCAATTGCTTTGACCTGATCCTCTTTCTTTCCGCCCTTTCCGACGGTACCCTTTACACTAGCAACGTGTTCTTTGGTAAATTCGACAAACTTGTTCAAGAATTCAACCTCTGCAAGTTCCTCAGGGGTCGCTTCTCCATCATCTCCGCGCTTACTAGTCATTACAATGGGAACCTTGTAACCAGTAAGGGGTTTGGGCTGGCCGGCGTCATCAAGAACGACTTCACCGTCCTTGTCGAGATTATCAGGAGTGACACCATAGCTACGATGGCGACCAAGGCGAATCATTGCAGGACCATAGGTTTCATCATCGTATGCATATAGAACCTTGATAGTCCAATATCCACCACGATAATCCTTCTTTTGAGCAGGCTTGTAAACAACACGATTCCAATCCCATTCATCAAGATCAAGTGCCCGATTTTCATACTTCATGTTTTTCAGTTTTTCGAGATACATATTCGGGGTTCCTTCATTGGTTTTACGGCTGGATTTACTGCGGCGGGTTTTCTTTTCGGATTTCTCTGTGGCGGGCATGGGTGGTGATGGAGTATGAGGTCAGCCCGTCAATCACTTTAGGGTATTTTTACAGATAATTTACTGGGGTTTCACGTCAACATTCTGATGATCGGTGGACCATGCACATGGACCGGCCTCAACCCTACTCGGAAACCCACGGCAGATTTTTACGCGTATTATCATCAACAAATCGTTTTCTTATATTAGAATAGCCGGCTCTCTGTCTGCATGGCATCGGATTCATTACAAAAGCCTCTAATTTCTTGTGTTTTATATACGTTCCAATAATTCTGTCTAAATGTGCTGCACGTTCACACAATTCAAGAATCACATCATAACAGCGATTGTGAATTATTACAAAATGTAAACTACAGAAATCAGATATTTTCATCCAATTCTCATTATATTCGCCATCAGGACAGTAATAATATACACCACCGGATAAAATATCCCATTCGTTTGGCGCATCCATCAGCGATTCGTGTACTTTGTTTACATCAAGTATTTCTAGGTCGTCCTCGACAATCAATACATACTCCAACTTTAATTCTGCTGCACGTTTTATGATTTTTGCGACCGTTTGGGCAGTTCCTCGCTGTGGGTTTTTTTCGTCCAAAATTGATGAAACACGCTCAAGTTCTATTCCGGTTTTGTTCTGGAATTTTTTGAAATCAAGTTTTATTTGCGCCAAACGATCAGTCCGAGAATCCAAATTCATACAATATGCAACATCCGGCGCAACCTTCATTAAATATACTATTTTTATTAATATTATAGCTGCGATAATATTAATAATTTATTTGTAACAATCACAATATTCATTCTAAATATACTGGAAATTGTTGAGACCCATCCGATGTAGATCCCAAAATCATGCCACCACCACCACTACCACATTTTTTACCCGCCGGTACCATAATTTTATTACGTCGAATATGATCAATTACGTCCTTGAGCGATCTATTCACATTTCTATACAAATTTTTATTTGACGCAAGTGTTTTAAATGGTACCCATCCATAATTGACAATTTCGCTTTCATCGGATGTGTCAACAAGATCATTACATCCAGTTGTACACTCACTGACCAAAACTTTTGTGCTATCGCTTACATTAAGAGTTCCTAGAATTTTTACATCAGATATCCCAGTTTCTTCTTTCAATTCACGGAGCGCACATTCTTGTAAAGTTTCTGTCGCACTCGATCGATGCCCTTTCGGTAATCCCCATCTTCCAAAAGTAAATTGATATTCGGTGTTATCTGCCGAATTTTGGGCATTTTTGTAAATACCTCGACCTCGAACCGTTTTTATATATTTATATTTAGATTCAGGAGCTCTTTTTACAGCAATATATTCATTTGTAGTGGAATCGATGTAACCAAATGCGTCAATCCCCTTTACTAATAATACACAACCATCCCGTAACAATAAATTTTGACAAACTCCATGGAAAGGCGCCGACGATGCCGACATTTTTGCATCTTTTTTATAAATTTGAGTGATTTTTGTCGCTAATTCATAAATTGTATCGACCTTGTAAAATTTTGACATTAAAATTAAATCATTAATGTGGAATTTCGACAATTCAATCAACAATAATTTGTTGAAGTCGTCCATTATAAAATTACCAGAAAAAATAATTATAAATGTATAATTATTTTGTCAATAAATCTGTTTCAATCAGAAGTTTCGGCTTCCTCTTCCTCCTCAGTTTCATACTCATATTCATAAGATGCTGATTCTTCGTCATCATCAGCAGCATCTTCGGGTTTGTCACCAGCATCGCCTTCAACGGTTTCATCTTCAACTGCGTCGTCGTTGCCGTCGTCGTCGTCGTCACCAGCGTCTGATTCCGCTTCTACATCTGATTCCACCTTAACATCTGGTTCTGGTGCTTTAGTTTTCGGTTCTGAAGGTTCTGCGGTTTCTTCTTTCTGACTTTCGTATACTTCCTTTGTTACTTTTGCACTAGAATCATAAATATTAAGATTAGGTTTAATATCATTTATATATGCATCTAGAATTTGATCGCATAATTCCTCTGTAACCACTAAACACATAATCTTTTTCTTGTCTGTAAAAGAAAGTTCTTCACTGTTTTGTAGCAATTTTTTAATTCTATTACGCATTTCCATTAATTGATTATAATGGTTTTAAAGGTATTAAATCACTTTTACATCACTGGGCGCAGTGAATCACGCTGAGGGATTTCTGCGTCGTCGCAAGCGACTCCTTGAAACCCTCAATGTAATTTATTGAGTCCATAAAAATAAATAGTAGTATTTGCGAAATTGATTATACTGCATATAATCAATTTTTGAACTTTGGTGGTATGGACACAATAAATGACAGTAGCGATGTTTGCGTGAGGGAGCCGTAGGCGACCCACGTGAACATTCGCTAGCGTGATTTCGTGAAACAGCGTACGCTGTTTCACTCATGAAGATTGGGAGCGTACGCTCCCAATCGAATCACTGCGCTCAGTGATGCGCCCAGTGAGTGATACTTAGTGATCGTGAACAGCCCGATAATAAATGTCTGTATATCCATCTTTTCGAGGTCGGTCAATTCTGATAATATCATCAGCCTTAAAATTATAATATTTCACAACCGGATCACTACTACCAATTCCCGGGATTAGAGACATATCAGTTTCCCCTTTCGAATTCGTTGCATATTGTGTAATAACATTGTATCTCTCGTCGTCTTCAATTTTTGTATGTTTTGGAACCAAAACATGCTTTGTCACATTAAATGTAAGTTCATGCATGTAAAATATCTCGGACCCCTCCAACATATTGATATTACGAATTTTTTGGGTTTCTTTTTCATTAAATATGACAATAAGATGAGTGGCATCGCTCTCCCTGTATTTCTGTAAAATATATTCCATGAATAGTTGGGGAATTTTTACATTAAATATAAAAAAATAAACCATTACTGTGTCGGGAACCTCAGAGTCTATTTTATTGAAAAATAACGAAAGGCCATCAGACAATTCAATCGGAGTAAGTTCAGAATCCATTTGTTCTGCCAACATACCTTTGTAAAATGATACAAATTCGGATTTATTGTAAACAGTGGCATTTGGGGCGTAATTTCTATCAGACATCATCTCGTGCACCGTTTTGTAAACCGAATATAAATACTCGGGGTCAAAATTTTCTAAATATTCTATGTACTGATCCATTAGTACTCTGATTATTAAAATATTAAATTAATTCACTTTATATCACTGAGCGCAGTGACTCTATTGGGAGCGTACACTCCCAATCTTCATGAGTGAAACAGCGTACGCTGTTTCACGAAATCACGCTATTGTGTATACACGGCGCATACGTGTAAAAGTGAATTTATTTATTTTATCAGTATAAAATATACAACAATATGATTCCAGTCAGATGTTTTACATGTAATGCAGTAATTGCAGACAAGTACGAGTTTGGAATCGACGTGAAACCTACTAGATATTGTTGTAGAAAGAATATTCAGTCCCATGTGCCCAAAATTTGCGACAAAATGCTCGAAAATACGCTTATTATAGATGGAAATTACCGAGGACCTTTACATTGGAGTATATCAAGTGATCGAAGTGATTCCGTTGTCGATTATACAGACGAATCAACTGCTCAATTTAAATTACCGATAGATTATTCCGATATTCATGTTGTAAATTCTCTACGGCGCGTGTTAAACGGATATACGCCAGTTATTGCAATCGATTCTGTTCTCATTTATGAAAATACAACCGAACATTCAGATGAATTTATCGCCCATCGATTAGGATTGATACCCGTAAAAGGAACCATCGATCCCACAGACACCACCAATAATTATAGTTTTGTTTTTGACAATAAATGTGCAGATTATATTGAAACATGGTATAGCGACCAATTAATTCTAGAATCTAATAATGAAAGCCCCACCAATATTGAATTACAACCCAATATTCCTCTTGTAAAAGTGTGCAAGAATCAAAAATTGATATTTAAGGCATTTTTAAAAATCGGATATGGAAAAGATCACGCAAAGTTTTCACCAGTGTCACATATTACGTTTAAAAATGACCCCGATAACAAAGTTGTTGATTTCAAAATTGAAACATTGTACGGAAAAACACCCAAAAAATTAATGATTGAAGCCATTGATACTCTCAAAACTATGGTGTCACTGGGCGCAGTGAATCACGCTAGCAGCGTGTAGATTGCTGCGCTTCGCCTACGGCTTCGCTTGCATCTACACCTGCTAATGTCATTTATTGTGTCCATTACAATTATATTGAGAACATACAATCCAAATCTTTACGAAATCCCTCACTGTTATTTATTGTGTCCATACCATCACAGTTTAAAAATTGATTATATATGGCATAATCAATTTTACAAATCTCAAATTAATACTATTATTTTTATGAACACAATAAATGACTTTAGCGATGTTTGCTTAGGAGCGTAGCCGCAGGCGGAGCGACAAAAGCAAACATTCGCTAGCGTGATTCACTGCGCTCAGTGATGTGATTAGTGATCATTTGCATACCAAATCAAATAAAATGTGCAAAAGAACAGCACAGCTTTAATACCCAGCAATATAGGCCAACTATTTGCCAAAGGAACTGCCATTTCAATCAATCTGTCAAGAATCGGAAGGCTTAACACGATAAATGCAATACTAGCAAACAGCACGTACTTGAAACGACCATTGTATTCTTTAGGGTTTGTATTTTTGATAGAAAATACAGAATTCATGAGTTCGTTTTCGGATTCCGATAATTCCTCATCGTTTTCAGGAAGATCTTCAACCTTTACGTATTTTTTGTTTTTGCTTTTGCTACTTTTACCCATTAATAAATATACATATCCTTATTTGTCGATCAATTGCCTAAGATTGTCAATTTGTAGAATTCCTCCCTCGGAATAATGCGAAACATCAATTGTCAAAAAATAATAATCGAGCCCTATTCCTGCAGAAATCCCCGACAATGAGTGAATATTTTTGTCATCAGCAATAAAACAAATTTCTATGAATTTTGTCGATGGTCTACAAAAATAAATGTGGTAATTTGCACCTCCGTGCGGCGCAATCACTATTTTTGCATCATTGAATATTTTGTAATTTTCATCTATATTTTTACCCGGTGGATCAAAATATACAAATTTGAGATCCTGAGATTCCGCATATTCCTTTAAAAATTCAATAACTGCGTCCTCATTTTTTATTTTTCGAACTGCACATTTTTTACGACTAATGTAAACAAGTGAATTTGGTGGATTTTCGGTTTTTAAATTACCGAGAGCATCGCTTACGCTCCGAAACATTGATGACGGCAATCCACATACAGGATAAGTTGGTTTACATATGATTCTATATAATTCTTTACAAGATATATTGACGGATGGCGCAAATTTGCTGTAAAAACAAATTTTATTTTTAATTTGTGCCTTTTCAAACAAGGAAGCGTAATCGAATTGGGGTCGATCTGTCAATATAACAATATCTGGATTTTGGGCTAAAAAATCACGAATGTAACACAATACAGAAAATATATCTTGCATAAAATGCTGCCATGACGATCCCCATAATGCACAAATAGGTAAAATTTGGTTATATTTGAATTTTGTGTTTGTAACCGATACAGATTGTATATTTTTGATGTTATCGTTTGTATGGGATCTCGAATAATCAGCAATCGCATCAAATTTTACATTTGTGTATTTTTTGATTTTGAAAGATTCAACAGTATTCCCTTTTGTCACGTATTTAATGAAATTGTCGTCTTGAGGTAAACATTTTGGAGGAATTGGTGACGATCCTAATTCAAATTCAGATGAATATACTATTGTCATTAATTATATATGTGTGTGTTTGCTTATACAATTGACAATGATAGTTTTCTTTAAATGTAGTTTTTTTGCGGATAAAAATAAAAATAATCTTGTGTATTGTTAATGTCGAGTACTGTTACTAGTGCGTTTGTTGATTTAGCTACTTTCGATGAAATCGAAAAATATTTGTACAACGGTCCCTCCGCGAATACTCTTTTCGTGCGTTGCGTTCGCAAATCCACCTGGTTCTCCCAGGTCCCCGTCCCTCTCACCCAGAACGCTGGTAACCCCGGTTTCGGTGGTGATGTCGCGTTCCAGATTTCGCGCGCCGGTGATTACTTGCTTCACACCTGGCTCCGTGGTACCGTCTCGGCGATTTCGGTCAGTTTTAATAATACCTCTGCATCCAACGGTGTTCGCTGGGTCAAGAATTTCGCCCACAACCTTATCGATCTTACCTGGATTTCCTTCAACGACCTCAAGGTTCAGGAATTCGATAGCTACTGGCTTGATATGTGGGCCGCTCACACCGTCACCGCCAGCAAGGCTGTCGGTTATGAGAACATGATTGGTGATACTGCAAATCTTAATGGTATCAACCCCGCCGATCGTACTAATGGAGCTCTTAATCAAATCGAATCATTTACTTTCAACCTTCCTCTTCCTTTCTTCTTTACTCGTTGCTCTGGTATTGCTCTCCCCACTGCTGCCCTCCCCTACAACGAGATGCGCATCCATTTTGAGTTCCGCCGCTGGGAGGAACTTTTGATTCGTTTTGGTGATGCGACCTCGATGACTTTCGATACTGGGTACTCTCCTGTTCTCTCCAATGTTCAGCTTTGGGCCAATTATGCTGTTGTCTCCAACGAAGAACGCGTCAAGATGGGCAAGTGCCCCCGTGATATGGTAATTGAACAGGTTCAGCGCCATGGTGGCCGTCCCTTCAATCCTAGTACAACCGGTATTGGTGGTACTCAGAATTTTGACATCCGTTTCAGCCACTCGATCAAGGCTTTGTTCTGGAACGTTGCTAATACCACCCTTGCATACACTTCTGGCATTGGCAATCAGGCTCTTGAATTGTCGAATTACACTACTGGTGGTTACACTTCTAACCAGACTAGCGGTGCTAATGGTGTTAATGGTGCTAATGGTGAACTTGGTGGTGAGGACCCCGTTCTTACCTCGAGTCTCTTGTACGAGAACACCTACCGTCTCTTCCAGATGGGTAGCGATTACTACAGTCTTGTCCAGCCCTGGTATTTCTGGGATGTCATCCCCGATACCACTGGCTACCACTCGTACTCGTACTCGCTCAAGCCCTACGATCTCAATCCCATGGGTAGCACCAACTACGGCAAGCTCACCAACGTGTCGCTCCAGCTTGCTCCTTCCCAGTCTGCTGTCAATTCGCAGAACATCGTTTCTACTGATGAAGATTTCCAGGTAGCCCAAACCTACCAGGTCTTCATCCGCGCACTTAATAACAACATTGTGCGCGTCTCAGGAGGTAAACTCAAGGTGCCTCGAAAAGTACCGCGCCAGCAAAATATTGGCTCTTTTGCTGGGTTAACGCTTGACCACCAATCGCATTTCCGATCCGGATTTGCGTCGGCAGGTGCTAGTCCGATTGCTTGTTGTTGCTAAATCATGTCATTTTTGACGTAAAAAGCAGCACAACACATCGGGCGACGTCTTTCAACTGCGGGAAACCCCTTAAGATTTAACTACCGCGGTCTATAGGAAACTATAGACGCAGCAGGTGACATAGTGGTCACTGGATGGTAAAAACGTTAAATATTGGGCAATCCGCATCCAAGCCCCTAAATCCGTTATGATAAGGACATGGGGAAGGTTCAACGACTAAAAGAGACGGGCTTGAGCAGTTTAATCAACTGCTGTGATGGCTCAAGATATAGTCTAGCCCCACCCGAAAGGGTGTCGCATTGTAGGTGGTATTTATACCAGCGAGTATGCGAGAGCAATGACCTCTTCAGGAAATGGTTGAAGTAGCTCGGTTACATATCGGCCCTAGGTTTGCCTGTGCTCTGAGCAGGATATCCTGAGTTTCATTTTACATATATATTATGTAAATATTATAATTTTATAATCAAATCGATTATAAAATGGCTCTTTGAATTCAATATACTATAGTATACTTATATTTATAAGAAATACATGGGTTTTATTCTCATGTATTATATTTTTCACAATCAAAGTGATTATAAAATCGGCTCTTAAGAATTACTCAACTTATAATGTCCGATAATACTAAAAAACAAAATTCCGAGTGGGCTGGCGGTAAACCAGGTGGATGGTGTAGAAAAGATAAATCAGGCGGATATCAGTCTGCTATGTATCATGAACATGTGCATCATTCTCGGTATTTTTCAATTTCAAATTATGGATCTGATAAAGATGCTAAAATTGGTGCCGAAAAATGGAGAGAAGAACTTTCTTTAAAATTTGGAAAAACAAAAAATCAAATGAGAATTGTAAAAGATGAAAATGGAACTGATTATATCGAAGTAAAATTACAACGCGATGATTTAATTATGAAATGCGATATACAAGATATGAATCTTATAAATGAATCTATATGGACTGCACATAAAGGTAAGGATAAAAAATGCTGGTACGCCCGCCGCCGTTCTAGTAAAAAGAAGAACCAAAAATACACAATGTTTCATTCATTGATTTGTCCAGAATACAAACAAGTGGATCATATAAATCGAGATGGACTTGATAATCGCCGAGCTAATCTACGCGAAGGTGAATTCGTAAACCCAAAAAACAAAGGTAAGCAAATAAATAATACATCAGGAGTCACTGGTGTATATCTTAGCAAAGATATATGGACTGCGCAAATTGGCGGAAAAAATACAAAAAGAACAAAAAATTTCAGTGTGGCAAGATATGGAAACAATAAAGCACTAGAACTAGCTATCAATACTCGTAAAATGTGGGAACGTGAATTAGAATATGGAAATAATAGTACTACAACCGAAGAAGATGAAGCTAAACCCGATAACACTCCAGAAAATCAACAACAAGGGTCAAACACCACACAAATACCCGAATTTGTACAACATCTAACATCAGAATGGTCCGGTGGTATACCAGTGGGCTGTGTTTATCGTTCTGGTAATATATATTACTCATTACTCGGTAAAGAAAAGAAATCATTCACCGTTACAAATTATGGATCACTTGAAAATGCCAAAAAGGAAGCAACCAAATATAGGGATAATTTATCGAAAGAACGCGGAAAAACAAAGAATATGGTTAGAATCGCAACAGATGAATCTACAGGAGTCCAATATATTGAGACAAAATTGCAAAACGATCATATTATGAAATGCGATATACAAGATGCATCTAAAATTAGTGAATTTTTATGGTCTGCATGGAAAGGGCCCCGAAAATCATATTATGCACGCAGTAATATTAACAGAAATCAAACCAATCACGTTTTATTTCATTCTCTTATATTCCCGGGTGAATCAAGAATCCATCACATCAATGATGATGGACTGGATAATCGGCGATCCAATTTAAAAATACCGGAAATGTCAAAATATAACAAGAACTATAAAAATAATCGAAATTAAATTATAAAACTGGTATAATTTAATTTTCAGTCCAGCTCAATTATCTGAATTGGATTTTATTTTATTTCCATACAACCATTCTATTTTGTCACATCCATTCTTTTTGCTTACTTTGTCGTAAATGGTTCCATTTTTACGGGACATTAATACCAGTTATCGAATTATTTGTGTTATCACTTTCAATGACAATATTGGATAATTATAATGTCATATGTTCAATATACCAATAAAAAACAGTCGATAGAACATTTTCAATCTGTACAACAAATACCGCCTGTCGATGTTCCATGCAATTCGTCATATTATGGATGTTATCAGTCTGGAGGTAATGTTGTGCAGCAAGCAGCTTCTAATGGAAAAGAATATCGGGTGGCTCTTCCTGCTGCATCCCAGGTCCAGGACCCGATGGGTACAAATCCATTATGTCCTGTAAAAATGTGCAGTTGTGTTGCGGGTCAAAATTGTAACTGTAATATGGATCATATGCGCGCACCCAGAGTTCGCAGATTCTGGAAATATAAATGGAACCAATATTAATCACATCACTATCACTGGGCGCAGTGAATCACGCTAGCAGGTGTAGATTGCTGCACTCCGCCTTCGGCTTCGTTTGCATCTACACCTGCTACTGTAATTTATTGGGTCCAAAAAACCAAAGTTTAAAATTGATTATGCTGTATATAATCAATTTTTCAAATCCATTATGATGAGTACAATAAATGACAGTGAGGGTTTCAAGGAGTCGCTTGCGACGACGCAGAAATCCCTCAGCGTGATCACTGCGCCCAGTGATTATATCGTTTCATTATAATGAAAAATGCGACAGCGACATCAACTGTTGTCAACAATTCAACAACGGCAATTAAAATTAATATAACTTGTAAACCCGAAAATTCCCCCGAGAATGAAGATTCTCTTTCTATAAGCGAATTGACAGAAATTGGCCCTAATAGTTCTGCAGATGTTCCAATTATATGTAAAGGAGGTGATAGTATTGTTATTTCTGTATGGTCAGCCATACGTAATGGCGGAATTTCTAAAAATTATATAATAATCGATGAAAAAAACAACTCGGATATAATAGATTCCAGTTTTTCGAATTATAGAATTGTCACAAAAGGATCAAAAAACAAAAATGGATTGGCCGTCGGAGTATATTCTGTTCAAAGTAAAATGTGGATTTATGTATTAATTGGGCTTGTTGTAGCAATTTTATTGGCAGCATTTATAAATTTGTCGAAATTCAACAAATAAATTTAATTAATTGAAAAAATTTAATTAAATTATCGTGCGAATATATTAATATTCACCAGTATCGGCAATATCTATGTATTTTCCGACAGATACCATATATGGGCGTTTTATTTCCGGTGTTAATGTATATTTCAAGAAACCCTTTCTGAATTCATCGATTGTTACCTTTCCTCCATAATCTTTCAACAATTCAAACGATGGTGCTGCAGTAATATCCATTTCTGCGTTATATATATCGTTGTACATGCTATATAACAATGGTTCACTATTAGCAAACATATCATTTACGTGTTTGTGTTTTCGTATATATGCTAAACAGCACGAAAAACTACAAAAATTGCCCCACGTTTCATAATAATCATTTATTCCGCTATTTTCTGTACGTTTTGTCGGATTATACTTGATAGGAATACCGACAGGAGCATCATCAAATGTATGATGATCATGAAAACAGCGCATACTTGAATATATGGGCAAACATCCGAAATTTACATAATCAGACATTGTAACCATATTGTCTGTATTGTTTATATCTGGAGTATCGATTGTTGGGATGCGTTTTGGTAGATTATTTACTATTGGTGTCTTTGTTTTAGGTATATTCTGCGGTTTTAGTGATGAACACATATTATTATACAATGCTCGAACATCAACATTCTTCAATAATAGTACAAATGAGTTTTTTACCATTGTATTATTATATTTTTTAAGCATCACTGGGCGCAGTGAATCACGCTAGCGAATGTTTGCTTTTGTCGCTCCGCCTACGGCTGCGCTCCTAAGCAAACATCGCTAAAGTCATTTATTGTACTCATTACAATAATTTTTGAACTTCGGTGGTATGGACACAATAAATGACAGTGAGGGTTAAGCGGAGGCGTTAGCCGTAGCTTAATCCCTCAGCGTGATTCACTGCGCCCAGTGACGACTTTAGTTATTTGCGTATAATAATGTCGCCGTTGACGCTTTTACAAAAATCGAATAATACAATATACGATATACGATCTCTGAGATCACCGACCCATAAAATTCAAAAATCTAAATCTTATGATCCGATTTTTATTAATGTTCCATTTTATGATGATTTTTACGTGGTGGTACAATTGGTGCATACGGCAAATCCTATTAATGAAGATACTTATACTGTTTTTAATATTGAAGATTCTTCAATTATAAAAACAATGTATGGAGGGGATCATTTCATTAGTATATGTAGACAACTGTGTCACAAGGGAACAATATATAAAAAAAGCAATTATAAGGCATACATCAAAATCTTTGTAACCGTATACGACAATTATTGTGCATATATTGAAAAAGTACATAATTGGGGATTCGATTCTGTTGGTATTATTACGATTTTCTCAAAAAATATAGAAGATTTAATAAAATATATAGACGAACAATTTGATTACACAATTAAATTGTCATAAGTACTAACAGAATATTAAGTTTTATTTTTAGTATAATTGCATCATTATCATCACTGGGATCAACACGTGGATCTTTTAATAAAAGTTTCACCACTTCCAGATGTCCCTTTCTTGCAGCCCATCGAATTGCAAGATTATTTCCACCACCGGGATCGACACGCGGATCCGTTAATAAAAGTTTTACAATTTCAAGATGTCCATTGTGTGCAGCCCATCGAATTGCATAATTATCCTTATCACTGGGATCGACACGCGGATCCTCTAATAAGAGTTTTACAACGTTAAGATGTCGATGTCCAACCTCTGCAGCACATCGAATTGCAAGATTATGATCATTACTAGGATCGACACGCGAATCCGTTAATAAGAGTTTTACAATCTCATGATGTCCATTTTCTACAGCCCATCCAATTGCTCTATTATCAACATCACTGGGATCGACACGATCATCTTTTAATAAGAGTTCTACAATTTCAAGATGTCCATTTTCTGCAGCCCATTTAATTGCAAGATTATCAGCATCACTGGGATCAACACGCGAATCCGCTAATAAGAGTTTCACTACTTGATAATCTCCATTTTGTGCAGCCCATCGAATTGCAAGATTATCAGCATCACTGGGATCGACACGCGAATCTTTTAATAAGAGTTCTACAATTTCAAGATGTCCATACATTACAGCCTGCTGAATTGCATCATTCTGATTATCACTGGGATCGACACGAGAATCATTTAATAATAATTTTACTACTTGATGTCGTCCATTTCTTGCAGCCCATCGAATTGCAAGATTATAATCATCACTGGGATCGACACGCGAATCCGTTAATAAGAGTTCTACAATTTCAAGATGTCCATTCATTGCAGCATATCGAATTGCCTGATTATAACAATCACTGGGATCAACACGTGGATCTTTTAATAAAAGTTTCACCACTTCCAGATGTCCATTTCTTGCAGCTTTAACAAATTGTTTTTGAAGTGACATGTTCATAACAACTGAAAAGTAAATTGAGGGTTTCCGATTCTTTCACTTTCCGTCTACAATTATTGTATTTACGGGATTTAACGATTTGTTCACTTTTCATCCACAACATTCGATAAGAATACATATAATTTAATGGCTCCAAAAAATACGTCACATACAATCGGAATAGACGTCGGTATACGGAATTTAGCATTTTGCATAATAGAATCTACAAAAAAATCTTCAAAATTTCCTATTACGATTGTCGATTGGCAAAATATAAGTTTATTACCGGAAATAAATCCGGATTTATGTTCAGCAGTTACTGCAAAATCGCATAAATGTAAAAATGTCGCAAAATGGGAAATAAATGCAGATACCGAATCTGTAGACACAACCACCAATACAGATACTATAAAAGTATGTGGTCGACATCGATCCGGTAAATCCGGTAAATTACTTAATATGCTCCCAAAAATCAATATAAAATCAATTGGTATACATAGAATCGTGCAATTTATGGCGTCGAAATTGGATAATTTTCCGGAATTATTATCAAAAACGACCACAGTATATATTGAAACGCAGCCAACTAAAAATCCACAAATGAAATTTATGAGTGCAGCAATCGCTACTTATTTTTTGATAAGAGCGTCTGATCGGAATGTAGAGATTAGTGTACATAATTCTAGTTCAAAGCATAAATTACGAGTATACAAGGGACCTCCAGTCAATGTTACTCAAAAAAACGGATATAAACGCAGAAAAGCGACGGCAATTTTACATACAGAAAAATTACTAGAAAATGTCGACGATTCCGAAAAATGGATGGATTTTTTCAGAGCACAAAAGAAAAAAGATGATTTGGCTGACGCATTTTTACATTCGATTCGAATATAAATATACCTTGTGACTATAAAGTGAATTAATCAATATGGATTGTTAAAATTCAATAACATATTTGTATCTTAAATAGGATACAAATACATACAAATCTAGTTGGATGTGAATGTTTACGAATCATAATATTTCATGTAATTATATCTTTCGATTTCGATTTCTCACATTTCAATAATTTGACTAGAATATCTTTGTTTTTCATGCCATATGCCAAATTGTTATAATTTTGTGTATAATCCATTACAATATCGTCAATCTTGGCTCCCGAGTCCAATAACACCTTAACTACTTCGATATGACCATATAACGCAGCATCAACCAATGGTGTCTCATCAATATTATTTAGACAATTTGGATCCGAATTCGCATTTAACAAGACCTTGACAGACTCTACACATCCGAGGCGGGCAGCTTGATGAAGAAGTGTATTGCCGTTTCTACCATACTTTGTTGTTGTAATCTTCACAATATCATACCCCCTCATATCGGAATATTTAAGCAATCTATCAACCAGCAATGCATTACAACATTTGCATTCTGTATAGTTAGTGTGCAACCCACAATATTCAATAAAATCACATAGTAATTGAAAAACAGCGAGAGATTTAGCTTCAGAGAGAGATTTTTCATACATACCATACTTCACACAGTAATTACTGACAGCACACTTAAAAAACGCATCGATATCAGTAATGGATTTTTTAGAATTTTTAAACTTTATCTTTTTGAGGCTGGATGTATTCACGTTCCAATAATAATCTTTGGGAATATAACGGATAAAACTTGGTTCTGCCTTGATAAGGTCAATACAATTATAAAATGTTGGAGTCGATTGAACCTTTTTGAGTTGACGGTAAGCTTGGCTCATGATGATTGGATGGAAAGATGGAGTTGGAATTGAGGTAGAAATTTCTGGTAAAATCACTTTTATGGAGTCTAGATACCATAAAATGAATTATTGTTTACCAAATGAACAATAATCAATGTCATCGTCATCCGTCAAAGTATTAGCAATCGGTGATCTACATTTTCAGGCTAAAAATCTCGAAGTCTACCGAGATGTTACTGAACGACTTGTAGAATGTGCACAGTCTAACAATCCTGATTTTATCGTATTATTGGGTGATTTACTTCACACTCATGAAAAAATCCATGTAGAACCATTAAATTTAATTACAGATTTAGTAATTCGCCTCAGTAAAATCGCTCCCACTTTTGTTATTGTAGGAAATCACGATTATTGTAACAATCAGCAATTTTTGACCCAAAAACATCCTTTCAATTCATTCAAAGAGTTTGAAAATGTAGTAATAGTTGATCATGTTGTTGACCATGAAATCCGATCACATAAATTTATATTTTGTCCATATGTTGCACCGGGTCGTTTCGAAGAAGCTCTAAATACGGGCGATTGTGAATGGAAAGACGCAAATTGTATATTTGCACATCAAGAATTTTACGGATGTAATTTTAATCCGACAACAACAAGCGAAGTTGGAGATAAATGGGACGATAAACACCCATTTGTTGTATCTGGACATATTCACAATGAGCAACGACTCCAGGAAAATATATATTATACAGGAAGTTGTATGCAGCATGCATTCGGAGAAAGTTCCGATAAAACAATCGCATTGTTAACTTTTGGAGACAAAACCACCGCTATTCCGACAATTACCAGAATTAATTTAAATATTCGTAAAAAAATCATCAAATATGTGGATGTAAACGATATTAAAACGCTAAATATAAAAGAAACATATTCGACAAATACAGAATTTAAAATTGTAATAAGTGGCAATTCTGCCCAAATAAAAACTTTCCGAAAAAGTAAAAAGTTTGAAAAATTGTCGAGTATGTATACAGTTTCGTTCAAAATATGTACAGATGAAACAGTATCGTCGAAATTAAATGAATCAAGAGTTACACACAAGTTCCATGAAGTTTTGAAGGATCTTATAAAACCAAATAAACAAGCGGTTGATGCATACAATTCATTGAATGATGAGTCCGGTTCGTATTTACACAAACTGGATGGGCGTTAAAATATGTGAACACACAGACACCTGAACTGTGTATGGCTGCCGTTACGTATAAACTTGGGCAAATTCTGGAATCAGATCCAGATTGTAAAGTATTAGTCGTAACTGATACTGTACAGTCACCCTGGTTAGATTCAAAATTGGAAAGGGTTCATAAGATAGACCGTTACATTACTTATAATATGTACAAACAGACATTTGAGTTTGCGAAATATAAGATGGAGAAGAAAAATGGTACCAGGACGTCCAGATAAACTCGATGACGGCGATCTGCTGTAAACATAGCCATTAAAGTGAATAAAAATCCAAAAAATATGCAACAATCAATGGAAATAATAATAATACTAGGAAATAGCAACGATAATATCCAAAAACACCGAGTAGATCGAGCAATTCAACATTTTAATAACACTTTACAAACTTATTACAATGAAATTACTGGAATATACGAGGTTACTACATTTTTAATATTTAGTGGTGGGAAATCCGAAGGACAAAAAATGTGTGAATATGCGAAAACAAAGCATGGTATAGATCCTGCCCATTGCATTATTGAAGGCGAATCGCGATCTACCGTCGAAAACTTGAAAAATTCTGTAGCTATTATCAAACGTATGTTTTGTAAAGATTTGGTTGATCCCATAATTACAATTTGTACGTCAGATTATCATTTGAATCGATCGATTGTAATTATGAAACTATTATTTGGGCATTTATACAAGAAATTAAAGTTTATTAATTGCAATGATGTGGATGTGCAAATTGAATCGGATGGAATTCCTGCCAGCAATCGTAAAATGACGGATAGAAATTATATGATGAATTTCATAGATCATTATTGTTCGAGTGTACGCTCCCAATCTTCATGAGTAAAACAGCGGATGCTGTGTTACTCATCATTTATCGCCTGTTTTTTTATATTTACAATAAATAATGTCTACGATTAGTCTTACATCTCAGATCTATAGCTGTGCTCATCCCCAGGTTAACGGTGAAAATGCTGACAGAATGCAGAGTGCTCGTATTTTTGATAATGCTTTAAATATTCCTTCGGGTGTTGTAAAAGATGCAAATGATGCATACTCTGGTCGCCCCAGTTTCCATAATGCTGCCAATGGTACCAATGGTCTTGCTGGTCTTGGCTATGCTGGTCTCAACCCCACCAGCTATATGGCTCTTGAAACCGGTCTCCGTCAGGTAGAATTCCAGGCTCATACTCCCAACACTACTTTTTATGATACTATTGAAGGCGCAAACCGTTCCAACTGGTACGCTCAGAAAGCTGGAGCTTCGGGCGGCACCTGTGGTCTCTACAACGGCCCCGATGCTTACACTAACACCCCATCTTACTCGAATTGCGGTGGCCAGCCCACTACCGTCGACCGTAAACGCTACCTCGACGCTTTATACCAGGAATACCGCGCCGATAATCCGTATTATTAAATGTCGATGAGCGCAGTGATCCATATAAACGTCGCTACAGTAATTTATCAACAAATTAGCGCGTAAATTTATAGTATTTTTGATAATTTGATAGATCAAAATTATCAAAAACAATTATTTAAATAATTATTGCCCCAAAATTTTCTTTCGAGTAGGCCCATACATATACACAATCGTCGCTCTTTTCTCTTGTAAAATTCATAAGTCCTTCATTCATATACACGAAATTAACGTATTTTCTGGCCCCATTTCCATTTTTTGACGTTTTTACAGCTAATTCCAAATCTCCATCGTTTACATTTTGCACAACAAAAGGATGACCGTCATTCAATGCCCAATTTCTCACAAATTGCGGTTCATCCATCCATATCAATGGATAATCTCTCGCAAAAAATCCTCTATCTCCGTTTTTATTGACGTGTTTCCAATAATCGAGAGATTCAGTATTCATAAATACAATCTGTGATCCACCATAATTGTCAAAATCCGATGAAACTCCATAATACCCCGGAATATATTTTAATTGTTTGTAACGAGCAATGATTCCGTGGTTTTTGAAAATTTTATATTTTAAATAATATCGGAGATGGTCATATAATTTTTGAGCTGCGTCGACGTCCCCATTACCCCCGATAATTAACCGTCCATCTCCATCAAAATAATCATTATTTAATGTAAATTTACGATCTACATTATCTACGTGGTACTTGTAATCCGGAATCATTGTTGTTTTTTCGCGCATAAATTCATCGACATCCATTCCCTTGTTGCCATCAGCAGAATCCGCATACAAATACAATAATAATTCTGTTAAAAAGTATGCAATTCGTTTGTTTTTAATACTAGTGTCTATCAATTCATCGTTTACATCAGGATATCCGAATTTGGGTTGGGTATATGTTTCGATATTGGGCGACAATAATTTATTTTCTGGATAAAATGGTATATATGCGTACACAATTTCTAATTGTTCGACAAAACCTCCTTGTATTTGTATACCATATACACGTCCTCTATCTACATTTTGCCGGCGAATTTCGATGCTATTTTTACCCAAGAAATCGATGACTCGATCCATTGTCGGTAAATTCATGATATTTAAATTGTCAATACATTCACATGTTACTCCATACAATGGAGCAACCGGTGATACGTATACATATATAAAATCGGTACTTTTGGTAGGAGCAAGAGGGATATTGGTGGTGGTTGATCTCGATTCTGAATTATATTTAAACACTCGTGCATTTCCATTACTGTCAATGTATTGTACAAGGGGCAATGATTTGATATTTGCGGCAGCATTTACACCCGATGCAGGTATTTTTGATCCCCCAACATATGCTTTATAAACGTTGTCACGATATGCATTGAGTCTATTAATCATGGAAACATCAGTAAATCTCCCATTACCATCGTTTTTTACAATTAATTCATATTTATATGGTATTTTTTTGCAATCAGTTGTATGTTTATATATTAAAATGAGCGGAGTCCTCAATTTTTTGTAAAGATACTCTTTTTTATGAAACGGCAATTCTATATTTCCATTGATGTGTTTTTCATTTTTGTAAAACACCAAAATGCTGCAGTTTAGCTTGGCTTCGAGGGCACTTGTAAAATGCTCGGAATCAATTAATTTGTTGGGATTATTTTGATATAAATTTGCAGTGTCGTTGTCAACAACACACATTGACCGTTGATATCCTATCAAATTTCTTCTATAATCCTGTAATAATTGGTCAGTATCGTGCTGTTGAAGCCATTGTGCACCATTTAATCCTAAAAGGACCGCTTCAATAAAAGAATTTGGTCCCGATCCCAACCCCCTGCGTAAATATTTCGGAATATATTTGTCGCTAGCGCTATTGCCGTCAATGTTAGTTGGTGCATTTTTCCCTCCATTAATAACATACCATACATTTTTGGGTAAAAGTCCATAATTTCCGCGACCTGCCGGTTTTTTGTTTACAATGATCCCCAAATTTGAAGGCGCGTCCAATATTTTTGTACTTTTTTCTAAAGTACCTGCCAGATATTTACCAAGAGGACGCTTGTTAACATATTGACTGTTTTTGTAACAGCATGGTAATAATCTTTCTGTACCGCGTTCTATTTTTAGCCCAGGATATTTATATGTTGGATTTTCACACATATAATAATTGCCATCGTCATCATTTGGATATTTGAGTCGAAATTCTTCTGGCAAATTGTCGTATTCGGATTTTGATATGGGAGTTGGATGGAAACTCTTTTGACAAGTTCCAGCATAACCTTCTCCGAATAATATTGGATCTGTTTGTTTTAATAAATTTAGTTTACGATCTGTTACATTGGATGTGGAAGTAATTGTCTTCAATTTCTTCAATTTAGGAGTCGAAATTGGAATATTTACACCTAATTCTTTGTATTTTTTAGAAATGTTAGAAAATTCATCAGCATAAATAACAAGCATTAATCTAAAAAAGTTGGCCATGGAATCTATATCAGAGATGTTCTGTGCATTTATAATATGAATATTAATATATTCTGTATAAAATGGAATGACACTACCCAAATTACGGAACTCGGTCAAATTTGTAATTGTTTTTTCAGATAATGTAAATGATATTGTTGTCTGAGGATCCAATTCATAATAATAATATTTTAGTTTTTTGCGCGTGATCAGTTCGTTCATTTCATTTATATATAATTTGCGTGATATTACTTTATTATTTGTTAACAAATCAAATAACACGGTATTATTCAATTTAAATCCCGGGATTCCTATATTCCCTTTTACACCAATTTGTTTGGGGCTTGCATCTCCAAACTCGATGACATTTTTGTGCAAAATTTGGTTGAAAATATTGCCAATATTATCGAAATCATAAACGATTGTTGATTTTGAGGCGCCTTTCGTTGGGAATTTGCACAAAATGGTTCGAGTTTCATCGGTAGTGTCGGGGGCATATCCTTTTATCATTAAATCATAATCGCCAATGTCAGATTCCCATATTTTTGGAGGTATGGGTGCATTTGATGCGATTTTGTAATAAAAAGACGAAGAGGCGTCGTCAACATTAGTATTGTCATTGGTAACCCGTACCATTGCAAAAAAGAAATCGTCGGAATTTAATTTTAATAAATCGAATAGTTCAAGTGCGTCGGCATTGATGGTTGCTTTTTTGGTCCACAAGGTTGAAATTTGTGAGAATTTTGATAATTGTACATTATCTATCTCTTTTCCGTATTTTTTATTAATGCGCTCTGCGTCCTCCAATTGTTTTTTTACAATTTTGATTTTGGCTTTCTTATTATTGATGTAATTGGTGACCGTATCAATGTTTACACCGGCGTTGTTGGTTGCTTCTAGAAATAGTTTTTCGAGATCTTCAAATTTAGATGCCGATAATAGCCGATTTCCTTCAATTTCTTCATTTTTACTACCATAGATGGTCGTATTGTAATTGCCTTCTATATTGTAGAATTTTCTGATGCCTGGATTGTTTAAAATGAGCTCAATTACCACAGCAGAAGGATCAAGATTCCAGGAATCTGCAATATTTTTAATTTGGGTGGCAGTTGGTATTTCACCGCCACTTCCGAGCGTTAATTCAGATTCTAATGTGACGACTTTGTTATCCTTAATTTTAATATAACTTTCAATTGTATTATTATCTACTACATTTTGAAGTACGTCAATGTTCATTATTAAATATATACATTATAGTCACTGGGCGCATCACTGGGCGCAGTGATTCGATTGGGAGCGTACGCTCCCAATCTTCATGAGTGAAACAGCGTACGCTGTTTCACGAAATCACGCTAGCGAATGTTCACGTTTGCTCCGCCTACGGCTCTGCTGCACGCGAACATCGCTACTGTTATTTATTGTGTCCATAATAAATAATCAATATGATATATTAATTATTTTTTACAAGCTAATAATTGAATACACCATGGCTTACAGTTGTGGAGTGTGCAATGAAGCGCAGCCGAAGGCGAAGCGAATATCGCATACTCCTCAAGCGTGATTCGTAAAACAGCGTGCGCTGTTTTACTCATGAGAGTAGAGCGCAAAGCGCTCTATCTCGATTCACGGCGCATACGTGACTTTATTCTTTTACAATTTTACATCCTGGTAAATTACCCACACCATTACTATGTAGCCACATTATAACCGAGTTTATTGCTTTTTGATCCACCACTTTGTTCTTTTTTACCAATATTTTCCGTAAAAAATCAAGTTTTTGATTTGCACCCAAACTTCTCATTTTAGTTTGAAGGCCAGCAAGTGTACGAATTCCTTTTTTACGGAAATTTTGTTCATATGTTTCTCCGATATATACTATATTTTGAAGACTATTGGGTCTTAACCGTTTTAATCGATTTTGAGCATCTGCAATTCCAAATCCTCTTTGTAAACATTCATGTCTAGATCCAGCCCTCGAATATTTTTTGGTAGCTGTATCGGCTGGAACATTTTTATCACCACAATAAATTTTCCGAATCACGCAATCACTCTTCCTAAATACCATTACTAAATACAATTATAAATGTATCACTGGGTCATTTGGTTAAGATCAAGCAAAGCCGAAGGCATAGCGTACTTTTAATTTTCATGAAAATTAAATATATTAAATTATTTATAAAGTCCAACTCAGTTAATTACAAACATAAAATTGTAATTTAATACATAATTTGCAAAACCACATTATTATTTAATAATTATCACAAAGTATTCATTGATAATATTGGAAAAATCCAACCAATTCACTATTATTGTAATACATCCATCTCAACATTGTCGATCTATGTCCTCTAAATTTTTCCAGTTTAAAAATCAAATCAATAATCTCCACACTATTTTTTAATGCAATCTTTTTAATTATTATTTCATTGATATGAGATTCATCTATTTTGGGACCCGACATCAAATATGCAACTATATCAATAAATCCGTAATCTAGTGCATGTATTAAATTCCATTTTGTGATTTCGACACAATCAGACCGAGGATCATTTAATAATACCTTTAATTTCTCGATATTACCATCTGTTATGCTTGAATATACTGCATTTTTTATATTGGTTTCAGATAATTCTAATCGAGGATCGTCCATCAACATTTTAACAATTGCGACACAATCAGATGCTATAGCATTATAAAAAACAATTCCATTTCCGGCATTTATATCAATTCTTGGATCTTTTATCAAAAATTCCACAATATCGATGTATCCATTTTTAGCAGCATATTTCAATGCTTCATTGTCATTGGCCGAAATGTTTGTATTTGGATGTTTACAAATGAAATTAGCTATATTGTGAGTAATCGGATCGATACACGACAAATACAATGCTGACAATGGAGATTCAGTAACATCAACACGAGGATCGTCCAATAACAATCCGATCACATCGATATTGCAACTTTTTACGGCATTTTTTATTGGCGTATTTTGTTCTATTGATGGATCAATGCGAGAATCCTCTAATAATACCTTTACAGTATCATAAAATCCCCATCTAGCAGAATATTTGATAGCAAAATTGTAATTTGCAGTGGGGTCTATACGAGGATCGGTCAATAATAATTTAACAATATCATATCTATTATTCCAAGATGCAGCTTGAAATGCATACGAATTAGAATAATGAGGGACAATTCGTGATAATGGATCTTTCAATATTTCATACACACAATTTATATGTCCATGTATACATGCATAATTAAGACTCATTTGTGACAAATACCCTGAATATCGATGTAATATGTAACGACCGTATTTTGTATATCCATATTTACAAAACCAATTGAAATGTATATTAGGATTTACTAAAAAACGGGAATTTCTAATATAATATTCATATTTATTAGAAATTGTAGCAAGCGAAATGATAGAAGAACTATTTGACGCACCATTCGCTATATTATTTATTAATAATTGATTTACAGGGGATTTGTTTTTTATTTTCACATCCATTATAATATGCTATTATATATTCACATTTTGTAGCATCAAGATGTTCACGACCTGTAGCATCAAATAATTGTTGAGGTATCGACATTACCGGAAGTACGTATATGTATAACTAGTATATTCACTGTTTCTCGAAATTATTGTAGTTATACTTATAAAAATCAATAATTTTAATTCATTTATATAATAACATCAGAATATTTATTTTTATGTTATTAGATTTGGTATAGGGTTCTGATGAAAAAAATACGCGCGGATCTGATGATAACAATTTTACAATTTCAAGATGTCCATTGTATGTAGCAAATCGAATTGCAAGATTATTCCAATCACTAGGATCGACACGCGAATCTTTTAATAATAACTTTACAATTTCAAGATGTCCAGCCTCTGCAGCATATCGAATTGCATAATCACTGGGATCGACACGCGAATCTTTTAATAATAGTTCTACAATTTCAAGATGTCCAGACTCTGTAGCCCATTGAATTGCATCATTATCATTATCACTAGGATCGACACGCGGATCCGCCAATAATAACTTTACAATTTCCAGATGTCCATTTCTTGCAGCCCATCGAATTGCAGAATTATCATTATCACTAGGATCGACACGTAGATCCACCAATAAGAGTTTTATTACTTCCAGATGTCCATTTTCTGCTGCCCAGTGAATTGCGTCATTATTTTGATCACTGGGATCGACACGCGAATCATTTAATAATAGCTTTACCACTTCCAGATGTCCATAGTATGCAGCATTTTGAATGGCAGCATTATCCTCATCACTGGGATCGACACGCGGATCATTTAATAATAGCTTCACAACTTCAAGATGTCCATTCCATGCAGCATTTCGAATTGCAGAATTATGATTATCACCAGGATCGACACGTAGATCCACCAATAAGAGTTTTATTACTTCCAGATGTCCATTTTCTGCTGCCCAGTGAATTGCGTCATTATTCATATCACTGGGATCGACACGCGAATCCGTTAATAAAAGTGTTACAATTTTATGATTTCCATCTATTACAGCCTCTATAAATCGTTCTTGAGGTATCACCATTACTGGAATCTCAGTATATGCATCCTATATTTTCACTTTTCATCGAATATTACATAATAACATCAGAATATTTGTTTTTATGTTATTAGTATCGATATCTTGGATATTTAATGTATATTTTTTGGATTTTTATTCACTTTAATGGTTCCGTTCACAGCAAATCGTCGCCATCGGGTTCATCTGGACGTCCTGGTACCCATTCATTGCCATGTTTCTTCTCCATCTTATATTAAATATCAGAACATGCATTGTTCAGAACATGTATTTAATATAATCGTGTTACAATTATATTAAACACTTACTAATTGGTTCAAGTTTTAGACAATTAACTGATATTTTTTAGTTAACACTAAATTGGTGCTACGCTTGAAAATATGCTACATTTATATATAATTATTGCCATTATTATTACCAATATTCCAAATGCAAATGGCCCGGTGACTGTTTTCCACCATTGTACGTTTACACGCTCTGAAAGCAACCCTTTTCGTTCACAAAATTTAATTGCAGAATATGCACTGCGGACAAAATTATACAAATTATTAGATAACCCATCATTATAGCTTATTTCGCGGCGTAATATACTAGGACCTGGGTACACAATTCTTGGAACACCCGCTTTTGATAAATAACTAGATATCAATACATCATCATTTTTAAATACGTCTAATTCTTCAAATGCGTGATTTATTATTTCTGTTGTCGTAATTGGAAAAAATCTCCGTTTAAACAGATTCCCAGCATATCCAGCTAAAATATCAACGTTGTCACCGTTTTCTGATGGTTTAAAATTATACCAATGATTTTGAGAATTATCATAATTAGTTGCAAAAGATAGATATGAAGGAAATGACCCAATTCTAATACCTGCTGTACCTATAGCTGAATTTGGTTGGGTACTAGATTTTTTTAATAAATATTCGACCAAATTTTCAGGATAAATAATATCATCATCAAAAGTAATGATTCTAGTATCGGGATCATTTTCCTGATCTAATGGCCCAATTAGTTTTGTTATCGGGCCATAATCTTTATTAACAATAATTATTTTTGCATAACTATATATAATAGTTGGTATTTTATACTCTGCTGTTTCCTTATTACTAACTCTTGGAATAACAAGATATATTTGATCGAGAGGCACTGTTTGTGTTGATAATGATAATAAAGTAGGTATTAAACTGTTAATACGACTTGGTATAGTTGTTAGTGAGCCGACAATTCTCATTATAACATATAAATATCAAATTGAATAGAAATTCGTCGTTATATCCCTTGTCTGTTCATTGCAAATGAAGTTCTGCCGCTGTACAAGCAGATAGTGCATTTAATTATCATACTATAATATTATCACAATAATGTCATAACACAACAATCATTATTCGTCTATACTTTCTCGAACGCTCGCAGCCATTGCATTCCGTGATTTTTGCAATTTCTTCCATTTTTCAAGGGGACTAATTTTCAATGCCTTTTTATAATTGATTTTTACGGGTTTGTGATTTGATATTGTAAAAGTCCGAGTATCTGGATTGAATTCCACATTGTCGATATTATCAATTTTAGCATTTTCACCATCATATTCTATATTTGTACTGTCAATCGAATTTATTTCAAAAGACAATTTCAACATATTGTTTAATTTCAATAGCTCGGCATCATCAAGGTTGTATTTGTCTTGTAACTTTAATATATACGCATTAATGATGGGTTCTTTGACGTTTTTCTTTTTGAGTTTTTTCCAAACATCAAACTCTTCCAAACCACCCCGATTATTAACAATTTCATTTTGATGTGCTTGTTCACGATCTGATTGCAGGCCTGCATTTTTATACATAAATTCTTTTATACAATTCAGCAATTGAATGGGATCATCTTCTTCAATATTTAGTATACACCGGATAGAAGTGGTTTTGTTGACTTTATATGTAATGATTCCTCCATTATATGTACACTTTTTAGGGAATTTGTTGTTTGAAAAATCTTCTAATTGCTTGCGCCAATACGGATCGAGCGTGTATTCAATACAATCTGCGAATATTTGATGTTTTGGAGGTTTTTTGGGGGTGGCCGTAGCAGTCGACATCGTATTAGTAGAATATGATGACAGACAATTATTATTCACTTTAGTATTGAATATTAATAACGACTTCAATTCGCTAATATACACAGGCTATAAAGTGATTTTATCAGAACGCGGAATCATCATACCAGTTTAAATTCCAGTCACAACTTCAAAATCATGAATGATGACCCAATTGTATATGGTAATAATGCTAAGATTTTGCATTTTAAAAATGCAATTCCAAAGGATCTTGCTACCCATTTAAAAAATCTTATAGAAATTAAAGCCAAAGAGCATAATGCGACCCGAATTCAAACCATTTGTAAGAAACCGGTCAAAGGTCCAATTAAAGACATATTAACTAAAATTAAAAATATAGTAGAGAGACTAACAAACGAATCATTAGATTTTTCAAATTGTCATACGATTACAAAACATTTACCGGGAACTCAGATCAAATGGCATTATGACGTACGCACTAATAACGAAAAATATAAAATTGTAATATATTTAGGAGATTCATTAGCATCAACAACATTTAAAATTGACGACGATACACTTTTTACACCCCAAATTGACATTTGTGACGTTTTGGTATTTGATATTAATCTCTACCACTGCGGTCAGAAAAATGAAGATTTTAAATATCTTCTTGGAACAAAATTGGTACCCTCGTGTAATTAAAAATCTTTAAAGTCCAACTCGTTTATAACGTATATACAAAGTATATATTTGTATATTATAGTCCAACTCAATTATTAAACGACATAGTTTGTATATATTTGTATGTTAAATAACATACAAATATAGTAATTTCACGGCTATAATTATCTGAGTTGGACTTTATTAAATAATATACAAATATTCGCTTTTAATTAAAAAAAAATCTTTACACATTTTTGTGGGTTGACGAAATTAATCGGTTTTGTATAAAATTGGGATTTTTGACCTTTGTTTTTGAAATACCCGCCCCTTGCATTTTTCACACGATAAATTCATATTAGTAGAAATCGTTTGAATGTGTTTACATGCACAACATATACATACTGTTTGTTGGTGAGGATCCATTATTTGTTTACACAATACGCACCGTTTATTTCACTTTATACATACATGCAGTAATAATATCAAATGGGACTGTAATCGGTGCAAATACCCCATAATATAAGCTAGTTGTCGTACATGCAAACAACACACCGTCCTTGTGAAGCTTATGATGCCCATAAATTGTATGTTTCGGCTTGTTAATAACATTCTCAGGCGTTTTGGAGTCATAGTCGTTGAATTTGTGTGATAAATATATATATTCGGCTGGAAATATAAGTGCGCTTATAAACAAACCGGATTTCATTACATTTTTAAGCAAATTTGGCACTGATTTCGTATTAATACTATTTTTTATAATTTCCTTGGCTAATATTCGGCCGGTGCTTAGCATTATCATTTAATTTTTCAATGTCCACAATATATTCACTTTGGTTCTGGATTCAGAATACACATCATCCGGCGACAACAGCAATAACAAAGTGAATATATTACAGAGTTAGAATATACCCCCACTAATAATGTGTGGTATATATGCTAAATTCATAAAACATGCTAATACCTCACAATCAACCGACGCCGAAACCATCACTGCCATCAAAATTCAACAAAAAGAAGATTTTGATGTAAACTGCTCCACATTAAAACACCGGGGTCCCGATTATACAGAAACAATAACCATCGAAAATGCAACCTATACTGCATATTTATGCTTTCATCGTCTTGCAATCAACGGCATCAATTCGACTGCCAACCATATTTTACAAGATAATGGAGTTTATTTACTATGCAACGGTGAAATTTATAATCATGTTCATTTGTCGAAAAAATATGGAGTAGAATGTACCACTGGCAGTGATTGTGAAATCATACTGCGGTTGTATTTGACAAACCAGTTGAAAATTGAGGAACTTGATGGTGTCTTTGCATTTTTGATCTATAATTCAAAGACTCATCAAATCATGGTATCGCGCGATAGGATAGGTGTACGTCCGCTATTCAAGGCAATGAATGTTGACACACAAACCATTTGTTTTGCAAGCGAAGCAAAAGCTATGGGATCCGATCCAACTACAAGTCATTTCCGCCCTAATACCGTTTTTGAATTAACGTTGCAAACTAAAAAAGTAAAATCCAACAAAAAAGCACCAAAAAAGGCACTTGTAGAATCCAAAGACGACGTTACAAATACTATTTTTTCACCTGGAAGTATTACAACGGTAAATAAACGATCAGTTCCACTTTTTAAAGCCGATTACACAACAACTGCAACGATTGTGCGCGAATTATTGACAGCAGCTGTCAAAAAAAGATTATTGTCGGATCGATCGATTGGATTTCTTGTTAGTGGCGGGCTCGATTCGAGTCTCGTTGCGTCAATTGCTGCAAGTACAGGCCTTCCGATTGTTTCATTTAGCATTGGCCTCGAAGGGTCTCCGGATTTATTGGCGGCAGATCGAGTTGTCGAATGGATTCACAAGAAATACCCCAATCCGCTCCACAAACATCATAAAGTTATCATTACGGAAAGTACCATTGTTGAGGCAATCCGTCCTGTGATATGCGCGTGTGAAACCTTTGATATCACAACTATTAGGGCCAGCATCCCAATGTATCTGATTGCACATTATATAAAACAAAATACGGATGTAAAAGTCGTATTGTCGGGTGAAGGCAGCGATGAAATATTCGGAGGATACTTATATTTCCATGATGCGCCATCAGCTTCTGAATTTCGCCGAGAAACTGAAAGATTAGTGGATGAATTATACAAATATGATGTATTGCGCGCGGATCGTACAATTAGCGTACATGGACTCGAATTACGTGTCCCATTTTTAGATCATGACTTTTTGAACTTTGTAATGGGATGTGATGTAGCACATATGCGCGAGAAACCAATGGAGAAATATCTCCTACGACAAGCATTCGAAGGATATTTACCGGATTCAGTTCTTTACAGACAAAAAGAAGCATTTAGTGACGGGGTTGGATATAATAGTGTAAAGGTGCTCAAATTAACGGCGAAAAATGCAAATATACAAGAAGTGGACCATATATTGCCACATACTGCAGAAGCTAAATTTTATTATTCGTTGTATAATTCCATGTATGGGTCTATTCCTCGAATTAATATTGAACACTACTGGATGCCAAAATGGAACGAAACAGTAGATGACCCAAGTGCAACTTTTTTGAAAAGCCACGGAAAATAATAAATTGTAAATAATACATTTATATCAAAATGTATTATTAAACTGAGTTGGTTATAACTGTTTATTTACCTAATGCGTCCAGTGAGCGACAAAATTGTTCCAACTGGATATGCATCATTTCTTGTTTCGTTACAATTATAAATAATATGTTCATGTGGTTTTTTCCACAAAAATCTAGAACTACGTCCACCATCCATGTTAACGGCGACATGTGCACCATGTTGGGCACAAAGTTCCGCCAAATCTTTCAAAGTAACACCATCCCCGCGCGCATTCCGTCCTTCTACATAAATAAACAAAAGAGATCCATCACGTCTTATCGCAATTGCCGATCTTGGATTTTTATTAGTTGCGTGTGAAAGTTCTCCCGGTGAAATTTGATCGACATTCGCATATCCGTCTTTAAAATATTTTTGGGTTTTTTCTGCGGCATTTTTAGGTTTTCTGGATGCAAACAACCGATTACCATCGTCCCCAATCACATTTTCCGAAAAGTCAAAAGGTATGCGCCCATTTTCAACCAATAATGGCCCCACTTGTACTAATTGCTCAAAATCCCGGTAATTATTCGACACCTCAATTGTTCCATCATAGTTAATACCGACTCCTGTATAAAAATTTGCATATTTTTCGGGAATATTAGACACAGAGGTAATATCTGCATTTTTAAATTCACCTACCGGCAAAAAATTCGATTTTATATTGAAAAATGATGCGTTCATCGCGATTCCTCCGGCACCCTTAAATTTAGATCTTTGGAAAAAACTTGTGAGATCTAATCGACAGCAATCAATATTAAACTGATATCCATTTTTGATTGCTGTCGATTGGTCAATGTCGGCAATATGATAAATTGCATCACCACCGTAAATACCTGAATCAATGTAAATATTATTATTGTCGAAATTGTCGGTTTCTTTAAATTTGGTAGGGAAAAATGTAGTGCCCATTCTTTCAGACATTGGAATTTGAGTATATACCGAAACCGATGTACCAGCAGCAACCGCGTCAGCTTCTGTCACATTCACTGTATCGGATACATAAAATTTATTGGATCTCAAAAAATCAACAACAGATTCACCGGCGCCGAGCTCTGGTAGTTGTTTTTCAATAATCGACACCAATAATACCATCATTGATTGTGTGTCAAGAGCAAGAAATCCCTCTGAAAACATTTCGGCTTTTGCCCGATGTTTATTTCTTTCATTAAAATACATGGATGGCTGTCCATCCATTTCATGGCCATTCAAAAAAGATTTTAGCAATTCGTTTACAAAAAGTACAGAATCAGATGGCAGACTTTCGAATTCATCGATTCGCTGTATCAATGTAACCAAAAATACATAAATATCATAAAATGGATTGAAACTGTAATTATTTAATACGTCCAACCGTTCATTGGATGCAGGTTTGTAAACAAGTCGAGGTATAAGAACGTCGTTGGATGTTTCATATCGAGAAAAGCCATAATCAATGATCATTGAATCAAAATTAAAGAATGTGTGTAAAAATCGGCCATCTGGCAGCTGATATACATTTATTGCCGGTACATCATACACTTTGGCCATTGTATTCCCTGGATGTAAATCATAATGTGTGAATCGGGCATTTTTCTGAGCAGTGTCAAGTGCTTGAATTACTTGGAATATATAATAATTCAACGACTTTGAATCAGATACCACTTCATAAATTTGCTCCAATGGCTCCATAATTGTATACATTGCATAATCAGTCGAATCATATTGAATACCATAAACTTGTGAAAATGATGGTGTATACGTTTCGGTTGTTGACCCCAATAATATAGAAATAATGCCCTCTAATATATAATTGGGGGCAAATATTGTAGTTTTTTGCTCCAAACTGTTTGGAATTTTGTAGATGAGATCCCCTGTAAGGGCGAATGTACAAGTATCCTTTAATAATTTAGATGCTTTGGGGTCAGTCATGTTTACATTGCATATTTTCTGGACTTTTACAACAATTGATGCGGGGTCGGTGTCCGCGTTTGTATCTGCGTCTTTTATCATATAAATTGTTCCAAATCCGGATTTTTCACCGATTTGGGTTGAATTAGATGACTGAATTGAGTTTTTTATTAAATTTACGAGCTGTGGATTATAAAGATCAGACGCAACAAATGTATTTAAAAAATCAGTTGTAGTTTCTACAATAAATTTAGTACTATTATCATAAATTATATCGACGATACTTTTGGAGTCATCGTCTCCTAAATCCATTATTGTTTGTAAATATTTATATCACTGGATGCAGTGATATAGTTCCATTCACAAAATAGTCTGTATGTTCAGATTTAATATAGTTTATCAACGTAATTATATTAAATTTATTTATAACCAGTTATATATGTAGCATTGACTTGAACTCTAACTTTCAATATCTGTATCAGAATCACTATTTTCTTCATAATCGTTACTTACACTTTCTACATCCATTTCTATATCTGTTGATACATCATCTTCCAGTACTGGAGATATTTGCATATCTGAATCAGATTCAAAATCATCATCATTATCAAGCAACATATGATACGCACGTTCTGGATATTGGTATTCAAGTACCAAAGAACTAACCCGATTATCTCCTAATAAATATTCAACTATTTCCATATGATTGTTTTCTTCTGCTTTTACAATTGCTAAATTATCTAAATAGGATGGATCTGCACCAGCTTGTATTAAGTGATATACAGCTGGACCATCACCAGACTCAGCATGGTTAATTAAATCATGTTCTTCTTTTGGTTCGGTTAACATTGCCATATCATAGGCATTTTTTGGATATTTTTCATATAAAACTATGTCTTTGACTCGGTCATCATCCAATAATAGTTTCACGGTTTCGAGATGTCCATTTTCTTCTGCTTTTTCGATCGCTAAATTGCCATTACATGATGGATCTATACCTTTATCCCTTATTAATAGATCAACCAATTGTGTGTATCCCATTTTAGAATAATAAATCAAATCATTACATCCCAGTCTCCCCCCTTCCTGCCACCGCGCCTCCCTCTCCCTTGCCGCCGGAGAAGGAGGCATATATGCATAATCGATCTTTGCAATTCCAGTATAATTATTAATAATTATACTAGCCAAATCATTTATATTATTAACTCTAAAATATGTAAACATATCATTTAAATCGCCATTATGAAATGTATATAAATTTTTAATAAACGAATCACGAATCATTTATTAATTAAAAATATTTATATTTCTAAAGTCCAACTCAGTTAATTATGAATGCGAAATCACTATATTTTCATATTATAATGGACGATTTATATTTAAAATTTTCTGAGGATTTATCACAACTGCCGTCTCCAGAAATTAAAGTCATGTTTTCTCATTTTGGTGCACAGAATATTAATGATTTAGCACATATTATTGTTAATACATATGTTATTAACGTTAATTATGCACGAATGCCGCCATTACCACCAGAAATTTGGTCAAAAATTGCACGTAATACAGAATTGTCACAAAGTGATCGTCTTAATTTATCACTTGCAAATAAACGTATACAAAAATATGTCGAACCCATTATTCATGAAAAAAGCGCAGAAGAATATGTTCAAGAACGCAAAAATCTTGTAGGAATGGAAATATTTAACGAATTAAAGAAAGAAAATCCTAATAATCACAAAATACAATTATTAATTCGAAGTAATGATGCAAATTTAAATATACAGGATTCAAATAGCGATACTCCTCTACATTTCATATTATGGCACGATCCATCTACGGAATATATTAAATTATTATTAGATCATGGCGCAGATCCAAATATACAGACTTCAGAAGGCTATACTCCTCTACATTTAGTAACACAAAACGATCTATCTACGGAATATATTAAATTATTATTAGATCATGGCGCAGATCCAACTATACAGAATTCAAATGGCTGGACTCCTCTACATTACATAGCACGGTACAATCCATCTACGGAATCTATTAAATTATTATTAGATCATGGCGCAGATCCAAATATACAGGATTCAAATGGTGTCACTCCTCTACATTTAATAGCACGGTACAATCCATCTACGGAATGTATTAAATTATTATTAGATCATGATGCAGATCCAAATATACAGCTATCAGATGGCTGGACTCCTCTACATTTCATAGCACGGTACAATCCATCTACGGAATCTATTAAATTATTATTAGATCATGGCGCAGATCCAACTATACAGATTTCAAATGGCTCTACTCCTCTACATTTCATAGCATGGTACGATCCATCTACGAAAAATATTAAATTATTATTAGATCATGGCGCAGATCCAAATATACAGCTATCAGATGGCTCTACTCCTCTACATTTAATAGCACGGCACAAACCATCTACGGAATCTATTAAATTATTATTAGATCATGGCGCAGATCCAAATATACAGCTATCAGATGGCTCTACTCCTCTACATTTCATAGCACAATACAATCCATCTACGGAATCTATTAAATTATTGTTAGAACACGGTGTAATTCTAACTAATAAACTTTCTAAAACAGCAATAACACTTTACAAAGAATACTTGGACTCAATAAATGAAACAGAAAATCCAGAAATTATTAATTTGTTGTCAATAAATAAATGTACACAAGAAAAAAATCAAAAATGCGAAGCACAAGGAAAGGAATGTAATCCTGCAACTGGTCGTTGTCGCAAAATTAAAAAATAAGCAATCAACTACGTAATTGTTCTGAAAATGTGAATCCGAAAATACATTTGTAAAATTGATTATATGCTGTATATAATCAATTTTTAAACATTATTTATTGCCGGTACATCATACACTTTGGCCATTGTATTCCCTTGATGTAAATCATAATGTGTGAATCGGGCATTTTTCTGAGCAGTGTCGAGTGCCTGAATAATTTGGAATATATAATATTTCAATGACTTTGAATCAGACACCACTTCATAAATTTACTAGCTGTGGATTATACAGATCGGACGCAACAAATGTATTTAAAAAATCAGTTGTAGTTTCTACAATAAATTTAGTACTATAGTAGCGATCATTCTTATTGATACATATTTTTATTCGCGGAAATTTGATATAGTCTATCAATGTGACTATATCAAATTTATTTATGATTTTTGTAGTATCAACTGTAATGATCTCTACTATATTTATGATCTTAATACATTTTTAATATAATTTCCCACTAATAATTTAATTTCATTTTCAA